GCCTCTGATGCTCAGGCCGCTATCGCGGTCGACGGTTCGGCCAGCATCCACTTGGTCACAGAAGAGTTTGTGACTGACGACGATGCTGCAAACAGCGACCAGCTAAATGCTGGCGGCACGATCTTCATGGGCGCGATGCCTGTGGGTAATGCCGTACCGTATGAACGCTACCTTGGCGTCATCGCTGTCATTGGCACGACTGAAGTCACGGCGGGTGCTATCAACGCCTTCCTGACTACAGATCCTAGCCATTGGAAAGCGTACGCTGACGGCACTAACTAAGACCTGAGTGAGCGATAGACGAAAGTTTATCGCTCACTTTTCCCCCTCAAACCAAAGGACGCCCCCATGTCTATTACTGTACGATTTAGCAAGAACGGTTTCTATCACCCAGCTTTCGGCCGCATGGGCCTAGGCAAATACTCAGGCGACGTTTACACGTTGCCGGATCTGTTCGCCGAAGAAGGTATGCTGCCATCCGCCACCGAGATCCTCACGGACTTCGAGAGCGAAGAGTTCGAGGAGCTTCTAGATGATCAGGGCCAGAAGAAACCACACAAGCCCAAGGTCGTCGACGAGGCTCAAATGAAGATCGCGAAGGAACGCGTCGAGAAGGCCAAGAAGGCCAAGGCAGACGCCAAACCTGCAGCCAAGCCCGCAGCCAAACCAGCTGCCAAGAAGTAAACTTTAGCAACGGGGTAACACCATGGCTTCCGAAGTTTCAATCGCCAAACAGGCACTGCTCAATCTGAGCGACCGCTTCGATCTGGACACGTTGAAAGACAACACTCCAGAGGCTGAGGCGATCGCTTTAGTGTTCGACGACACGCGCGATGCAGTGCTGCGAAAGCACCCTTGGAAGTTTGCTAAAACCTACTGGTCTCCGGAAGCAATTTCGGGGACCCCTCCTGCCAACTGGACCTACATGTACCCGTATCCGGATCACATCCTGAAGGTCGTGAAGATTGAAAGCCCGTTCGGCAGAGACGCAGTACCGCTCAAGTTCGACGTCGCCCGCAGCAGCACCGGCCAGAAGGTCATCCTGACCGACGTGGAAGCCCCTGAGTTCCAAGGCACCGAGCGCATTGTCGACCCGTATGACTTCGACCCCCTATTCATCAAGGCTCTGGCCTTCCAGCTCGCCGCTGACGTGGCGATGACCCTCACCGGTGACCGGTCCCTGCGAAACGAGATGCAGGGCGACGCTGACGCCTCCATCGAGAGTGCCAAGGCAGACGACGCCAACGAGGGTGTAGGCGAGGAGCTAGACCGAGATCCTGATTGGATCACAGCGAGGATCTAATATGACCGTTCTAATTCAGCCAAGCATGGCAGCCGGTGAAGTCTCACTCCCAGTAGCTGCCCGCGTGGATCTAGCCAAGCGTGCAGTCGCCGTCGAGAGCGCAGAGAACTTTGTGGCCACGATCAGTGGATCCATGGACACCCGCGCCGGTCAAGAGTTCGTCTCCAGATCCAAAGACGCGACCCGCCTGATCCCCTTCGAGTTCAGCGCAGAAGAGACCTACGTCCTCGAGTTCGGGGATTTTTACATGCGGGTGCTCAAGGACGGTGTCAACGTACTCGACAGCGGCACCACAGAGGCCATCGAGGGCATCACTCAGGCTGACCCAGCTGTGGTGACCATTACAGGTCATACCTTCCAGTCAGGCGAGCACGTGAGCATCTCCGGAGTGGTGGGCATGGAAGAGGTCAACGGCCGCATCTTCCGAGTAAGCGGCGTCACCACCAACACCTTCAGCCTGCAGGATGCAGACCAGAACGACATCGACAGCCAGCTGTACGGAGCATGGGCGTCAGGCGGGTCGGTAACGACCGTCTACGAGATCGAGACCCCTTATGCGAAAGAGGACCTATTCGACATCCGGTACGCCCAGAGCGCGGACGTCATGGCCATGACGCACAAGGATTACGAGGAGCGCGAGCTGATCCGCCTAGGCGACAGCTGGTGGATCATCGGCATCATCGATATGTATCCGGAGCAGGTCGGTCCTACCGACATGAGCTTCGAGGTGAACACCGACACCGAGACGAAGGCCATCACCGGCATCACGCAGGCCAACCCTGCCGTGGTTACTGCCGTGGCGCATGGTTACGCCACCGGTGATCAGGTTCTAATCACTGACAACAACGGCATGCAGTCCATCAAGAATTTCGTCTACAAGATCGTGGTTCTCAGTGTGGACACCTTCAGTCTGAAGAGTAGCGAGGACGGCACGCCGATCGACAGCACAGGCTTCCTCGCGTACACGTCCGGAGGCATCTGCACGAAGGTGATCCGCATGCGTAAATACGCGGTCACCGCACTGAACGATACGACCGGCGAGGAGAGCCTGAGGGCACCGATCGCGGCCGGTCTATCCATCCGGACCATCACTCAGGCCAAGCCTGCGGTGATCACCATGTGGGACGGCCACGGCCTGCAGGTCTTTGACGAGGTCTATCTCGATGGCCTCACGCTTATGTCTGAGCTGAACGGCTACCGGTACTCCGTGCGGCCGGTCACAGAGAAGACCTTCGAGCTGCTATGGCCTAATGGCGACCCAGTGGACACCACGGCACTGGATCCGTTCACGGTGGACCAGACCAACGACTTCGTTTACCCGCTATTCCTCCGCGTCGTGGAGAGCGCGGACGTCGAGTGGAACAACACCATCCGGTGGGAGGCTGCCGAGGGTGCTGCCCTGTACAACATCTACGCCAGCACCGGTGGCGACTACGGCTACATCGGGTCGACCGACAAGCTCCAATTCATCGACGACCACATCGGCCCTGACACCGCCTTCACGCCCCCGCGCTCGCGGGATCCTTTCCGTGACGATGGCACCGGCGACCGGTACCCCAAGGCCGTGGGCTTCCACGAGCAGCGTCGTGTCTTTGGCTACACCGACGAGTTCCCCAACCGGTTCTTCATGACCAAGATTGGCAACCTGTACAACTTCGCAGGCAGCTACCCGACGCAGGACGACGACCCCATCATCGCCACTCTGGCGTCGCTGAAGGTCGCATCGATCGAGCACATCCTACCCCTGACGGATCTGGTCCTGCTGACCAGTGGCGGGGAGTTCCGCGTCTTCAGCCAGACCGGTGCCCTGACACCCAGCACCATCCAGATCAAACCCCAGTCGTATTACGGATCCACCAAGCTGCGTCCGATACTGGCCGGAGAGGTCGGGATGTTTGTCAGCCACGGCGCGGTCGTGCGCGACTTCAGCTATGGCTTCGCAGACGACAAATTCGTGGGCAAGGATCTGACCGTCCTCGCCCGTCACCTGTTCCGTGGCCACACGATCGTCGACTGGGGCTTCGCCTCGGCACCGTACTCGGTGGTCTGGGCTGTCCGCGATGACGGCGTGCTCCTGAGCCTCACCTACATGCCTGAGCAGGATATCTACGCTTGGGCGCACCACACGACCTACGGCGAGTACCTGTCCGTCGCCGTGGTCAAAGAGAACGGCTATGACGTCCCCTACTTCTTGGTCCGCCGCACACTCAACGGGGTGACCCAGAAGACTGTCGAGCGCCTGCGCGATCATGAGTTTACCGACCTGCACGACGCGTTCTGCGTCGACGCCGGCCTGACCTTCGAGAGCGAGGCATTCTCCATCACGGGCATGACCGACGCCTCCCCTGTGGTCGTCACCACAAGCTCGGCACACGGCTTCAGCAATGGCGACACCGTCGACATCAGCGGCGTCTTTGAAGTGGACGAGAGCCTGACGACACAGCAGATAGCCTCGCCCGACTACAACGGCTCAGGCTTCACGATAGCAAATGTTACATCTACGACTTTCGAGCTGCAGTTCGGCGGCGTGGATTACAACGGATCGGGCTTCGCCGGATACTCTTACGGCGGCGTTGTTCGTAAGGCAGTTACGACGGTTGAGGGGCTTTGGCACCTAGAGGGCGCAACCGTCGTAGCAGCCGCAAATGGCAAGAGCGTGAAGGATCTCGTCGTGACTAACGGGGCGATTACGCTCCCTGACAGGGCCAGCCGCGTACACGTGGGCCTGCCCTACACCCCGCGCCTGATCACCCTGCCACTGAGCACATACGCCGACGGCCAGACGTCCGTGGGCAAGTACAAGAATGTCAGCAAACTGACGGTCCAGCTGGAGCGCAGCATGGGCATGTGGTCTGGCCCGACGCTCGATCAAATGCGCGAGGCGAGGTTCCCTGCGGTGGCCGGTCACCGGACCACTCAAATGTTCAACGAAGACTTGGACGTGACATTGAAGTCCGACTGGGATAAACGTAAGCAAATTATCATCGAGCAGCGTGACCCGCTGCCTCTTTCGATCCTTGCTCTGGTACCGGATCTGAACATTGGAGGGAACTAAAAGTGATCACGTATCGTCACCTGATGATCGGAGACTTAGACGCCCTGCTGATAGCTGGGCGTTTGTTCCATACTGAGAACACCAACTACGGCCACCCCCTGAACCAGCCCAAAATGGTGGCTGTGGCTACTGCCTTGATCAACCACCATGAAGCATTCACGTTCGCCGCGTTTGACGGTGACGAGATCGTAGGCTTCCTCGCCGGCGAGGTAGTTCCCGACCTGTGGACCGACACCACCATAGCCTCCGAGCACGCGTTCTACGTCCTACCGGAGTACCGGTCTCAAGGGGTCGGTACCCGCATAATCTCCCGCTTCCTGCAATGGGCAGAGGATCAAGGCGCTGCCTCGGTACGCCTCATGATCAGCGGCGGGATCAACGACGAGTACGCCGCAGACATGCTGTCGCAGTTTGGCCTGCACGTCCGTGGCTTCTACCTAGGTAAGGGGTTTAACTAATGCCTTTTTTCAGCACCACTGCCCTGACCGTTATGAGCATCGGGATGACCGCTGCCGGAGCGTTCGGCGAGGCTCAGGACCGCAAGAACACCGCCAACTACAATTCTGAAGTCCAGCTCAACAACGCGGAGATCGCGGCCGTAAACGCCGCCGACATCCGCGATCGTGGCGAGCAGGCAGCACAGGACCGTGGCGCTCGTACGAGGCAGGTCATCGGTGCAGCCAAGGCATCCATGGCGGGTAACGGGGTCCTAGTCGACGACGGCGCTGGCACCACCTCCCGAGCCTTGCTCGACGATCTGGCTAAGGCCGGTGCCATCGACATCCTGCGCATGCGTGAGAACGCCGCCCGCGAAGAGTACCGCGCCCTTGTGCAGGGATCCAACTTCGAAGCTCAGGCTGGGCTGTTTGACATGCAAGCGAACAGCATCAATCCTGTACTGGCGGGCTTCTCTGCCGGCCTCAGAGGCGCATCCAACAACGCAGACACCCTATTCAGTTGAGGTAAACCATGCCTACAGTTCCTACACCAGCAAACCAAGGCGCAGCTCCGATCGGAGACGTGCAGGTAGCACCGCTGAACCCTGCGTTCCAGAACCTGCAACGCCCAGACATGGCCTCCAACGCCCGAGCGATCGGTGACCTTGGCGGTACCCTCGGCGTGATTGCCCAGCAGAAGGCTGACCGCGCCACCGAGCGCACCTTGCTCGAGATCCAGAAGGCTGCCACCGACCTCGAGAACGAGCTGTACGATCCGCAGACTGGGGTCCTGACACTGCTGCAGGGAGACGCTGTCGGCATCACAGCGGCCGTACAGAAACGCATGGACGAGTTCGCTGCAGAACACGCCGGTGGTGAAGGGCTTTCCCACTCCGGCCGCGCAGCTGTCGAGCAGTATATCCTCGCTACCACTGAGCGGCTGACCGGCCGCGCTGAGACCCACGAGCTGGTCGAGGACCGCAAGTACCGGACCACCCAGCTGGAGGACGCTCTCGAGCAGGCGCACGATCGTGTTATCCACGAGGCGCTGTCCGTCACCACACCCGAGCAGCTGGCCGCCAACGACATCACTTTCGAAGCCTCGATCATTCGCATGGGTGACACGATCACGGCACTGGCTGACGCTGAGGGCCTGCCCGCAGAACGCCGCGACGAGCTGCTCGAGGAGCAGGTCGGCCGTATGGTGGTCAACCGGTCTCTGGCACTGGCCGAGAAGAACCCAGCAGCCTCGCTGAAGGTGCTGGAAGACAGCATCGACATCATCGACCCTGACACATACACCGAGGTCCATGCCGCCATCAAAGCGGCGGCCGACGACGGCGTAGCATTTGACTACGCGAGCTTCGCTTCCCAGCTGGACTTCGGGGGCAAGACTGCCTCCGAGATGCTGGCAGACGAGGGCACGACGTACACCACGCAGTTCACCTACAACATGGGGCCGAACCGCCCCTACGCGCCTGATGCAGCGATCCACCACGTGTTGGGTGCGGGGGTCGAGAAGATCCTCGGGACCGGCGCACGTGTAGAGATTTTCTCAGGGCAAGAGGGCGACAACGATCAGCACGGATCCACGCGCCACAGCACAGGCGGTGCAGCTGACGTGCGCTTCTTCCGCGCTGACGGCTCGCAGGTCCTGCTCGAGGATCCTGAGTTCCGCGCCTTGGCATTCGAATTTGCCCTGCAGGGTGCGCTCGGCCTTGGTGCCGGTGAAGATTACATGGGTAACTCGATGCACGTCGACCTGACAGCTCCAGACGCCGCACGTGGTCAGGGTAACGTCTGGGAGATGTTTGCTGATGATATCGACGCCCTGAAGGGCATCATGTACAGCCCAGAGGCTGAGGCAGCTCGGCTTGGCCTAGGGATCGACGCCAACGGGCTTGCGCAGGGCACCGAGAGCACAGGCGGCTTCACGTCGCCCAACCTGACCGCAGGCGACGTTGCCGGCGCTGACGGGGCTGTGAGCTACTTGAGCGCCGGTGCGCAATACGTTCTGAACATCTCGGATCCGGACATCCGCGCCAAGGCCATGGACTACTACGGCCAGACACAGCGGTTCGTCTCGACCCAGAGATCCGTGGCTGACGCTGCCCTGATGGACGACCTGTTCACCCGCATCTATGACAACGACGCCATGCTGCCGCTTGGCCAGATCATCACCCCGACAGAGATCCGCCGACTGGGCACCAACATCTCGGCCGTAGAAACCTATTACAACTCCGTGGCCAACGGCGGGGTCGCTACTGACTGGGACGTGTACATCGAGCAGCGGGATCTGCGCCTGAAGGATCCTAACGCCTTCCTGCAGCAGTTCGAGAGCGACCCATCGTTCATGACCAACCTGCGATCGCAGCTCGGCACCACCGAGTTCAAAGAGATGATGAACGCTGTCGACGACCTGACCATGCTGCGCGACACAGTTGGTGCCTCTCCGGTACCGTACAAGGAGTTCAGCCTGTCCGAGATCCAAGGCTATATCAGCGCCAACACCTACATGCTCGGCATGGGATCCAGCCTCAACAGCGAGAGCGACCAGCGCACTGCCAGCGAGCTTATCGCCCGCGTCCAGAACGCCGCTCACTTACTGGCGACAAACGAGGGCCGCGACCTCGAGGCGTCCGTGGATCTGCCGGCGCTCGTGCAACGCTTCCTGCCAGAGATCGGATCTGACAAGGGATCCTTCAACGAGATCACCATGATCGAGGCCTTGACGATCGCCGACGACAAGTTCGACACCTACGAGGACATGCTGAAAGAGGATCTCAAGATCAACGGCGTCGACATCGACAACGACATCGCCTACCGCATCGCGCTCTCGTATGGCGAAGAGTACGGCCGCGCTCCGCTGCCGTCCGAACTGCTTGGCCACATGTCGCGTTACCTGCAATTCGAGGCCCAGACACGCGGGATCTATCGCCGCGACGTCCTCACACCACTGGACGTTCAGCAAGGGCCTGCGCTGCCGGCCGGAGGCATACCAGTGCTGGATGGTGCTACCGACGTGCAGACCGACGCCGTGCCGACGCCGACCGGATCCAGCGTGAACGTCAACGACCGCACGTTCATCATGCAGGGAGCCAACAGGTACCCTGAATTGGGCAACCCGACCATCGTCGGTTGGATAGGCTACATGGACACAGTGGACCCCGAGGGTGAGATCAGCGATACTCAGCGTTTGATACTCTATCGTGAGTGGTTGGATCAGAGGAAATAAATCATATGCCTAGTGCTCTAGACAAGTATTTTGCAAGCAGACTGCAGGCCGATAGTAATCGGGCTGCTTTGTCACTTGAGGGTGCCCCAATGTCAGCGGCCAACGCTGGCAAGCTGGTCGATAGCGTGCCCCTGACAGGTGTGCCCATGGCCACTGCCATGCGTCAGCCAGACAACGCCTTGACCATGTACCAGCGCAGCCTGAACGCTCGCGCCATGGAGCGGGCAGAGGGTACGATCTCCTTCATTGACGATGCTCCGGAGAACGCCTCCCTGATCCAAGACGAGCTGCCATCGATCGTAGACTTCGAGGCTATGTCCCTCGCTGCCCAGCGGACGGTGAACGGCAATCGAGGCATGGCCGGCATCCGTGGCGCGTGGTTAGGCGTCAAGGGGATCTACGGCGGCCTCGAGGCCACCATCGACGTCATCGACATCCACAACGACACGAAGACCCTGAACAACTACATGACCGTCCTAGGGGCGGATCCGGTCGACGGCACCGTGGATTACGAGGCCCTCGGGATCTCGATGAAAGACCGCCTTCAGTCCTCCCTGTTCTTGGCCAAAACGCCAGAGCAGCAGGCAGAGATTATGGAGCGCCTGAGCCAGCGGATCCTCGACACCAAAGAGGGCTACGCCTTGGTGCAGGAGAACCTTCGCAAATGGCAGGAAGAGAACGCTGCTGCAGGCGGCGGTTACACTCGCGACTTCACAGACATTCGCGACCTCCGCGACTTCCTCGACTGGACCGTGATCAACGGCGTCCAAGGCGTCGGCTACATCACAGCATTCGCAGCTGTTGGTGCCATGACTGGCGGCGCGGGTATCGTCGGGCTGGGCACCGTCACGGCGCTGGGCGAGATATCCGGCAGTCAGGCTGCCGAGGGCGATCAGTCGATTGAAGACATCCAACGCGCCATGCTCTTCGCGAGCGCCTCCGGACTGGTCGAGCTGGGCCTAGGTGCACCGGCCAGAATGGTTGGCATCAAGGGGTCGATAGGGCGAAACCTGCTGCACCGGTCCTACAGCGAAGTTACCAGCGACGTCATGGAGCGCACGGCTAAGGGCTACATCCGGCGCATCGGCCGCAGCTCGGCCGTCAACGCGGTCGGTGAGTTCTTCCAAGAGGGCGCACAGTTCTACCTCGAGCAGATGGGCGTCGAGGGTGCAGACTTCCGCTTCAACAACGAGAGCCTGCTTCAGGCGTTCAACTCCGGCATGGCCGGTGCACTCAGCGGCGGGTTAGTCGGTGGGGCATTCGGTATTCGTCAGCAGGTGGCACTCGAGAGCGCCGCCAGACACGCTCAGGAGGCTGGCGTGACCGTCAAGACCCTGACTGAGCTGGCGACCGTGGTGAAGGATCTGAAGCTGCCTGAGCTGTCGGCAAGCAAGTTCCGGACACTGGCCACCAAGCTGGGTCTAGACAACATGCAGGTGTTCTATCAGGCCCAGTCCCTCGGCGAGTTCATCGAGGCTCAGGGCATGGATCTGTCCGCCACCCTGAAGACGCTCGGCGTATCCGAGGCAGACTTCGCGGCCGCGCTCGAGACAGGCGCACGCATCGCCCTCACCGGCACAGGCGTGGTCGAGATCGGGCTGGGCAAGGAAGGCTCCCCTGCCGAGTTCCTAATCAACGAGGCCGCCACCACACCACGCGGCATGACCCACAACGAGGTCCAGCAGTTCGACACGCTGCGCAAGGAGATCACCGAGCAGCTGCGCGAAGAGCAGCGGGTCGGTGACCTGCGCCCTGAGCGTGCCGTGGTTTACGACCAGCTGCACGAGGGCTTGCTCTCGGCCGGCCGTACGTCACGCGAGGCTGAGGCCGGCGCGACACTGCTCGCTGCAGGCTTCGAGGCACTGGCCAAGACCTACGGCGGCGAGAACATGTCAGGCGCGGATCTGTACGCCCGCTTCGGGCTTCAGGTCCAGAACGCGGCCGACCAGCAGAGCGCCATGCGGATCCTCGAGGACGAGGCCGAGACGTACGAGCAGTCGCAGGTGTTTAACCTCGGCCAGACCGACGAAGCGCCGGTGCTCTCAGAGGAGGCACAGGCGGCGTCTGAGGCTGGCGAGCTACTGCCAGAGCCAAGCCATTACCTGTACAGCACCACGGACAGCCAGCGGCTGCCTATGAACCTGATCAAGCCCACCCGCAGGCGCACTGACGGCGTAGCGAACGCCAAGCCACTGATGGCCAAGGCAGCATTGTCTGGGAAGCGCCGCGCTCCGATCGCGGTCGCTCCTCTGGGTGACGGCACCTTCGAGATCCTCGACGGCAATTCCACGTACGCTATGCTCGAGGAGGCCGGCGCTGAGGAGATCGTCGCACGCGAGATGTCCCGCAACGAGTTCATCGTCGAAGAACAGCTCGAGACCCTGCGTAAGATCCACAGAGATCCAACCAAAAAGACCCGCCGAGTGGACGCTCCGGTGGTACCCTCCTCGTCGTTTGACACGGCGTGGAAGGCTATCCGCCAGAAGCAGCCTTACTCCGCGATCGAGGAGATGGTCGATACGCCTGACGCGATGTCTGACCAGATCGAGTTCAACACGGCGCTGGAGAAGATCGCGCTGGACATGGAGCTGGAGTTCCGCCCAGCGGTGCCCAAGAAGATGGGCCGCGCAGCGGAAAAGGTGAACTCCAAATACCTAGGAGACCACCACCTGCTCGCGGACACCGTGCGCGGAGGTTTCACCGTTGAGACACTGATGCAGTTCGAGGCGGTCGTGGACCAGCTGGCAGCCAAGTACACCGTGGTGAACGAGGGCTTCAACGTCACTGAGGCCGGCTACTTTGACGCCAAGGTGTCGGTGCTGCTGCCGAGCGGCCGCTGGGCCGAGCTGCAGGTGTGGCCTCCACACATGCTGGAAGCACGCGGAAACGGCGGTAGTGCGAACTACCACATCTGGCGCGATACACAGGGGCTGTACACCACTGAGGCCAAGGCAGCGGCCGCAGAGATCATGTTTGATCTATACGGCGCTGTGCTTGATCAGCTGGATGGTTCTTGGGGGGCTATGGTTTCCGAAGTGGTGGCGAAGAACGCCTCTCTGGCCAGCCGCATCTCTTCGACTAGACCTACAAATCCCTCTTCGGTGACGTCCAACCGTATAGCACGGGGGTCGTCAGTGATCTCGGATGCGGAGACTGGGCCAGATGTGGCTCCATCAAACGCCGTAGCGACGCCATCCTCTATTCGTATTAGCCCCACATCTGAGGCTCGGAAAAACTCTACTGTCATAACTGATCCTTTCGATGGCACCCTACCACAGTCTGATGCTGATGTCAAAACCTTCTACCAATCAGCTGCGGTGCTACAGGAGTTCCCTCTGCAAGTCGAGGGTACAGGCAAGAACGGCCGCCTGCTAAAAGAGGATGTGGCCCGCGCGATGACAGAGCGCCATCTCGAGAAGCACGGCCGTGAGCTGGACCCGATCGGCAGCGCCGAGGATCTGGCGATCGTCACTGAAGAGATGTTCACCGAGTATCAGGACCAGCTGCAGCAGCACGACGACGGCAACGGCTGGTACGTCGCCGACATGGCGCAGGCCCTCGAGACTGCCAAACTGATTATCCCTGAGCTGGCGGATCCAGCCAAGCGGGATCTGTTCGTGGCGCTGATCGCCCTGACGTCCGTCAAGGAGCTGCCGACCTCCAATCTGGAGAAAGCGATCGACGGCTTCGAGCAATACGTCCGCGATGGCAAGATGCCGCTGCTGAAACAGAACGGCAAAGCGTTCGGCGTGCCCAACGTGAACAAGGCCATGCAGCTAATGCAGAGCCTTATCGACCAGTTCGGTGAGGCCGGCGCAGTCGACTGGATGGTCAGCATCCAGACAGGCGCTGACATGGCGGCCGTGCGCAAGGCCAGCGGCCTGTTTGTCGCCGGCAAGACCAACGCCTACTACACGCCTAGCGGCCTCAATCTGAAGAGCGAGGAGCTGGGCATTGCCATGTTCGGCCCGAAGGTCAGCGAGTTCTTCCTGAACGTCTCAGGCGTGGATCAGAACGCGGTCACGATCGACCGCTGGCTGACACAGACTTACAATCGCCACATTGGGCGCTTACTTGACGTAGGCCCTGCAATGCAGGCCAAGCACGAAACAGCCGCCCAGCCCCGCAACGGGCAGGAACGTGCTGTAATCAAATCAATCATCCGCGAACTGGCCGCCCGTGCCGACGTGGACCCAAGCGCAATGCAAGCAGCGTTGTGGTATTTTGAGCAGAGACTGGAGAGATCACATGGCCTTAACCCCGCAAGCCAAAACTACAAACAAGCCGCAGCCGTCGCCGCAGGCAAACGAGGAATTGACGCCAGCGCAGAACTTCGCACTAGCAGCGTCGACGAGGCGAGCTTCGTCCTCCAGCAAAGTGCGGCAGGCGTCACCGGAGATGACCAAGGCGCTGCAGGAGCGGCTGACGCTGGCCAGCTCACAGCCGCCGACCTCGACGCAGCAATAAACGACCCTGCACTGCTCGACGACTTCCTAGCCCGCGATGGCTGGGCGGTCGTGACAGGCATGCAGGAAGCACAAGATCCGGCCGCCAATCTGGCGGCCAACGCCGAGATGCTTCAGATCCTGACGGACGCCGGCATCGAGACAGCGATCAATACTGGGATGTACAAAGGCGAGGCTCAAGGCGACAGCTACATGATCCTCGCGAGCGAAGCTGAGGCACTGGCCCTCGGCGCGATGTTCAATCAGGAAAGCATTCTCACCAACAAGGGGCTGGTCTACATCGATCAGTCCGTCGACACCACGCCCGCCACTGGCGAGAACATCACCGGCGAGGCCGCACTGCTGGAGGATTTCTTCAGCCAGTTCGACACCGGTCAGGCGTTCTCCATGGGGCTGAAGTTTGACCAAGGCAGCGAGGACGGTCCACGTGGCCAGATCGCCATGCCGACGGACGGGCTGGACACCGGCGTAACCTACATCACCCTGTTCGAGAGCGCCGACAAATCGACGTTCCTGCACGAGGCCGGTCACTTCTTCCTCGAGATGTTCAAGACACTGGCGATCGACGAGGCTGCCCCTCAGGCGATGGGCGAAGACTTCGCTGCGATCAATGAGTGGATGGGTCGGGAAGAGGGCGACACCAGCCCGTTCTCGACTGAGCATCACGAGCAGTGGGCACGCGGTTTCGAGGCATACGTCATGGAGGGCAAGTCGCCATCGATCGCGCTGCAGACCGTGTTCTCCCGCTTCAAGAACTGGCTCCTGAAAATCTACCGCGAGGTCACCAACCTGCAGGTGGAGCTGTCACCGGAGATCCGCGAGATCATGGACCGCATGCTGGCCACCGAGGAGGAGATCCAGCTGGCCAAGATGGAAGACAACATGGGGCCGATGCTGCTGGAGAAACCCACCGGCATGGCTGAGGCTGCCTACGAGGCATACCGCCGTCTGGCCGCGCAGGCTGACGACGAGGCCGAGCGCAGCATGATGAACTCGACCATGGCCAAGATCCGGCGCGAGAACTCCGACTACTACAAGACCGAGCGCGATGCCGTGATCAAACGGATCTCGGCCGAGCTGGCTGCTGAGAACAAGTATCAGGCGATCGCACGCTTACAGGGGGTAGAGGCCACTGGTAAGCTGAACAAGCAAGAGATCCTCGACCGCTTCGGCAAGCAGGCTTTGGCGGATCTCGGTCGCTCAGTCATTGGCGGTAGCGTGGGGATCTACTCACCTCAGGGTGCCCCTCTGGACGTGACGGCCGAGCTGATGGGCTACTCCGATGCAGACGCCATGATGCAGGATCTGCGTACTGCCCGTAAGATCCCAGACGTGGCGGCCGACAGGGCTGACCTGCGACTGATCATTAAGTACGGCGACACCATGACAGACGGCGCGGTGCGCCGACGTGCACGGCGCATGCTGTTCAACGACAAGAAGGGCCGCATGCTCCTAGAAGAGGCACGCGAGATCCGGCGTCAGATCGCCGAGGCGGATGGCGAGGTACCGGTCAACCTGACCACGGCGCTGATGAAGGCGGTCGCTCAGGACATGATCTTGGACATGACCGTCAAGCAGGCCCAGAACCCTCAGTCCTTCCTGAGGGCCGAGCGTATAGCGGCCAACGCCGCACAGCGGGCCTTCAGTCGCGTAGCGCGGGCCGCTGACGGCCGGCTGCAGACTTCTGCGGCCGTTGACCTTCTGGAGGCCCACGCGGCCAAGCGACGCCAGATCCTGAACCACTACCTGTACAATGAAAGCCGGATGGTCGAGAAGACTGTCGGCCAGATCCAGACCAAGGCACGACGTCTGGGGCGTAAGGATGCACGCTCCAAGATCACCAGTCCGTTCATCGACAACATCGAGGCGCTGCTCAAGCAGTATGACTTCCGGAAGATCGGGCCAAAAGAGGTGGCCTCCAATCAGGCACTGGCCGAGCTGGTCCTGTACATGGAGAGCGTCGGCCGCGAAGAGGAGCTGGCGATCGATCCACGGCTGATCCCGAAGATCAAGCGTCAACACTTCTCGACCCTGACAGTGGACGAGCTACTGGGCCTGAAGGATACCCTGACCAACCTCGAGCACATGGGGCGCACCGAGATGAAGGCGTTCGTCGCCGATCAGCAGGAGCGTTTCGTGGACGTGCGCGACGCTGTCGTCGTGCAGATCATGAGCGCCCTCGAGGTCAAAGAGAAGAGCGTGTCAGGCACCCGCAAGGAGCGCCGCCGCGACACCGCCAAAGAGGTGCTGAACACAGTCCTCAACGCCGACACCATCATCAACCATCTGGACGGTGACGTGGACAGCGTCGGTTACATCTGGAAGGTCCTCAAGGCACCGCTCAACACCGCCATGGCCAAGGTCCAGCGCCGGCGCGTGAAGGTCCAGCAGGACTTCGCGCAGCTGCTCAAGGACCACTACGCTGGGCAGGATCTGTACCAGCTGAACACTGACGCCACGTTCATCCCAGAACTGGGCCGGTCCCTCACCAAGGCCGAGCTACTGTCGATCGCCTTGAACACCGGCAATGCCGATAACTGGCAGCGCCTGACGGTCGGCAACAACGCCCACGGACTGACCCTGAGCGAGAGCAACGTACGCGCGGCTCTCGAGAACCACCTGTCCGAGAACGACTGGCGCTTCGTGCAGGGGATGTGGGATTACATCAACAGCTACTGGGCAGAGATCGCAGCGCATGAACGCGCCGTGACTGGGGTCACTCCCAAGAAGGTTGACGCCGCGCCAAACGTGGCACCGTACGCCTTCGTGAAGGGCGGCTACTACCCGATCCGGTACGACGCCCGTCTGGCAGCTCAGGTGACCGACTACACCACCAACGACATCCTGCAGAACCTGCGCACCGGCCGTCAGTCCAAGGCCCAGACCCGACACGGTCACGTGTCCGAGCGCCTGTCGTCTGTCGACAAGCCGTTGAACTTCACCCTCAGCGTTGCCGTGGCCCACATCAACGACGTGGTCTACGACATCGAGATGCGGGCACCGATCCAGCAGGCATGGCGGATCCTGAACGACAGCCAAGTGGCCAACGTAATGCGCGAGCGAGGGGCTGACCGAGACCGGCACGCCCTGCTGCTCTGGGTGCAGGATGTGGCCAACGGCGAGCGCAACGGCGTCCGTGGTATCGGCACGCTGCTGAAGCACCTGCGCACCGGCCTATCCATCGCCAAGATGGGCTTCTCGATAACCACTCTGGTCCAGCAGCCGCTGGGTCTCCTGTCCTCGATCGCGACGGTAGGCAAGGTGCCGATGGCCAAGGGCTTCACCAAGTACATGGCCCACCCAGCGCGGTACGCAAATGCGATCACCGCACGCTCAGACTTCATGCACGAGCGGCAGCAGACATTCGAGCGCGACATGAACGTCATGAGTGGTGCTCTGGACGAGGATCCAACCTTCTCCAAACTGAAGGGCATCCACCGGTTCGTCATCATGGCGGCCTTCACGGCCATCTCCAAGTCGCAGTATTACACGGTGGATCTACCAACGTGGCTGGCGGCCTACGACAAGGAGCTGATGCGTGGTGTGGACCGAGACATGGCAGCGCAGATCGCTGACCAGATGGTCTCTCGCTCGCAGGGGTCGGGAGTTCTCAGTGACCGGTCAGCCTTCGAGCGCGGTACCTTGGGCACCAACACCCGCTACAGCCAGTTCGCCAACCTCGCTACGGCGTTCGGCTCGTACATGATCAACCGTCTGAGCCTCGCCACGCAGCTCACGCGCGGCACCGACTTCAAATCACCGGCCGACGTTGGCATACTGATGGTGGATCTGTTGATGATGTTCTCGCTGGAGACCGTCGCCTCAATCTACCTGACCAACCGCTGGCCAGACTTCGAAGAGGACGAAGAGGATCCCATGCTGTGGCTCGCCAAGGAGACGGCGCTGTCCGTCATGGCCAGCTTCCCGCTGGTGCGTGACACTGCGTCCGCTCTCGAGGGCTGGGGTGGCGGTGGTGCACAGGGCGCTGCTCTGGAAGCACCGGCCGAGCTGATCAGGGGGTCGGTATCACTGGCCCAGATTGCTCTCGACCTTGAGGATCCGGACAACTACCGGCGTGCCGTCAGGGACCTGCTCTCCGGTGGTGGTGTTCTGCTGAAACTACCGACCGTCCAGCTCGAGCGTTTCGTCACTGCGATCTTCGAAAAAGACATGACTGCCCGCCCTGATTTCAGCGGCTGGGACCTGTTCTACGGGCGTCGTGACAAATGATTTTTAATGATGTAACGTCCCCCAAACTTGAAGGAGCTAGAGATGCCTGACATTTTTAACATGACCGACACGTGGGGCGATGGCGGCACTGTGTTTACCGCGATCAAGATGGACGTGGCCGACAATGCGTCGGATGCAGCCTCCCTGCTCATGGACCTCCTCGTCGGAGGCGTCCAGAAATTCGTGATCGACAAGGATGGCAACATCGACGTCGTCGGTGTGATCGCCGGATACGTGGACACCACGACTGCCCAGACCATCGCTGGGGCAAAGACGTTTACTAGCGACATAGACATCGAGGCTGTGGACCCTGACCTCGGCTTTCAAGAGACAGGTTCGGATACGCTCGCCCGCATCATCAACTCGGGTGGCACCATGTACATCCAGAACGAGGAAGTCGGGGGTGGCGGTGTTGGTACAGGCGCAGGTGTCATCAAGATCACAGGCCGCAACTCAGTCGAGCTGGCCCTGCTTGAGCTGAAGGCCACGCTCGTCGACATGACCAGTGATCTGGACGTCGGTGGCGTCCTCGAGGTCACTGGCACAGTAGATGCACTTGGTGTCCTGAACGTGACCGGAATACTCAACGCGGATGGTGGTATCGCCGGTGTTAAGAGCAAAATTGGCGGGACCTATGCCAACCTAGGCGACCCTACCGTCGAGGAGATGGCCCTGTTCCACGGGCAGTTTGCCAACAACCTCCGCCACGTCGCACCTGACATTCTAGAGGAGAGCACCGACGGCACCGCGTGGTCACCATCCACACGTGGCACAGTAGACGAGGTCGGCGACCTGATGCGCGGCGAGGGCGACGGCACCAGCTTCGAAGCCATCCCAGCACTGGGCGCGGGTATCGAAGGCCACTACCGAATGACATGGACCGAGCCTTCCTACAGGTTCCTGAACCAGCTGTACGTCTACTGCAACCCGCAGAACAACGACGTAGAGTTCATCATCGAGGGCAACCACAACACCAACGGCTGGGAAGTCATCCAGTCCGGTAACGCCACAGGCTGGCCCGCGCACGTCCACATGCCGCACTCTGAGTTCCGTCTAACTGACGGTGGTGATAGTGGGTATTACAGCCAAGTCAGGCTCACCTTATCGGTGGCATCGTCCAACACCAACGCCGTGGACCTCTACGGCCTTGAGTGGTTCGGCGGCTACCCAGCCGGCAAGCGGAACATCGAGAGCAGTGACCGAGATGGTAACGTCTTCTTCCCCGAAGCTGTAGGTGGCCTCGCAGGCGTCTACGTCGGCGGATCAGCTGCCGCTAACCTGATATCCGAATACGAGATGGGGTCGTTCTCCCCGCGCATAACCGACGGTGTCAATGACGACGCCACCTACACGGTGAGCGAAGGGATCTACACCAAGGTCGGCAGGATCGTTACCTGCTCAGGCAGGGTGACTATATCCTCGCTGGGATCAGTCAGTGGGGCACTCGAGCTTCACGGGCTACCGTTCTCGAACCTCAACAACACCAACGCGAAAGCTGGGGTGCTGGTCCCCGACGCCTCCAGCATCGCCATTGTAGCTGGCACGCACCCGTCAGGGATCGTGATCGACTACTCGGCTTATGCGGAGCTGTCTGTGTGGGACGGGACCAGCGGTGCAGCGGATATGACGAGCACGCAGTTTACTGATGATGGCTCGATCCAATTCACCATAACTTACCAAGTAGAGGAATAGTATCATGGCACTGACACAAGAGAATGTTATCGACCGCATCGAGTTTGTCGGAGAGCATCGCCACATGCAGATCCGCGAGGCCACTGTCATCAAAGAGGACGGGAAAGAAATCTCTCGCTCCTTCAAACGGCGCGTCCTTATGCCCGACGCTGACGTGACTGGCGAGAACGCCGAGGTCCAAGCGGTGACAGCTGCGGTCTGGACATTACCCATCAAGGCAGCGCATCAAGCCTTGGTGAACGCACGACGCAATCAACAACCGTAAGAGAGGATCCTCACATGAAGGGTTTTGGATTAGTACGAAAAGCAGACGGGACGCCACGCATTGACGACCCGTCACGTCTGCACCCCTCGCAGATACTAGCACTCACACCAGCCGAGCGTGCCCAGCACGGACTGTGGGAAGGCCCTCTCGCGATCGACGCGCAGGGGGTCAAGCGATTGAAGAAGGTCGCTAATGGATACGAGGCTGTTGACGCGCTGGTCGCTGTCTCGGAAGTGTACGATAGTGGAAAACATTATCGTGTTGAACAGCGCGCAGACGTCCCGATTGGCGGGACGCTTTTAACAGGAGGCTAACATGGCCGTTACT